ATGCGATGCGCTATCGACCTCGAATCCCGCCTAATCAAAACCGCTGAACTCTATGCGCCGGGCCGCAAGGGTTCCGACGCCGTAACGTGGATCCTCGACGACTACCCGCGATTGGTCGCCGAGATCCGCGAACTGAGAAAGCGAGTCGCCCAGTTCGACCAGGAAGGCGCCGAACTGGATGATTTGCTCGCCGAGCTGCAGCGCATTGCTCGTCGAGTCCTCGATCTCTGATTGCTAGCGTTTTCGTCCTCGAGCAGCTGATCCTGGGCGACAAACTGCTAGCACCTCCCTCGAATGATCTGCTAGCATTTCACGACCTGGCGCGATCGATCCAGGATCATAATTGCTAGCAGGGAGACAGAGAGCATGTTGCTTACCATCCGTGATGTTGATGAATATCTGGTTCGCCAAGCCAAGATGGCGACAGGGAAGGGTACTGGTAGTCAGGCGTTCATCGCCGGTATCGAACTCATGATCGCCCAGCGTGATCGCATAGAAGACCTGCAGGAAGAAGTCCGCACACTTCGTGAGCAGGTCGGCGTCTACCGTCGCACACTCCAGGATGCACATGCTGCTGCTGTCAAACTGGCTGAGGTCGCCGGCCAAGGCGATATGTTCCAGCCAACGTCCGACAACCCGCTTCGTCCAGGTTACCGGCGCTAGCACTTTTCGTTCTGCAGCTGCTGCACCAGGTCGATTACTGCTAGCAAAAAGCTCCGCGGATCTCCTCCAGGATCTCGCCAGTTGCTAGCGATTCGGTGACCTCGACCTCGCCGCTCGCGGCGATTAGTCGCCTGCACGACCTAGATTGACCGCCTCGTCGTCACTGCGACGATACCCGCGTAGCGGCCGATTTCCCCTCAACGAAAAAGCCCCCGACGGCCTCAACGGCTCGCCAGGGGCTTCTCGCGATCTTCGTCCTGCTGTCCTGCTACCAACTCAACCCGCGCCCTGATTTGCCCAAACGTCACCGCTCCTGGGCGTCTCTCTGCCGCTCTCCCAGGATCATCAGCACCGCTGACGGTTAGGTCACGACAGTTGCGATGGTTCCGCCGTGCTTTGGCTTCACCGGCGCAGCCGGGTCCACCATCTCTAATGGTGGACTCTTGTCTAACGGTTAGACTTTTGAGGGTGTTTCTCTCTCCGCCGTATTCCTGTCACTCAATTATCAGAACGATTTCGCCTGATGCTGTTACCTCAGCGTAACTAATTGATTTCTCTAGTATTTTGTGTGCCAGTTCGCTGTCGCGCAAAGGCTGCATACCTTGCTTAACCAGCAACTTATTGATTTCTATAGCCTTTTTCCTTAGAGCGTCCTGCTCATCGGCTGTCAGTCGTAGATTTGTAGGCATATTGCTAGTACTCACGTAGGCATCTCCACAATCTTACATGTGTGCATGTGATATGCGTTGACGTGTGCGGGTTCCCCGGTTAACAATCGCCGCAAATGTTATTTGTGTGCACGCACTCATGCTCGACAAAATCCACCTTTTCGTACCGTTCCGGGTCGATGCCATCGCTACCAGCACCGGTAAGCGCGGCAACGAACTGCTTATGGTTGATCTGGAAGCCCTGGGCGTTCCGCTCCGTGCTACCAGCGTCCTGTCGGACGGGAAGGGTGGTTATCAGGTCGAGGACATTAGCCACGCTTGGGAATCTCTCTCCACCGGCTTTACGCCGTTGGCGTTCAAGGTCTTTCACCAGTCGCTCGGCAAGCGCATCCAGCCCGGCGTCGAGCTGAAAGCCAGCCCTGCGAAGCTGCTCCAGGGGCACAACGTGTTTGGGCCTACCTCGATCCGCAAGGGTGGCGAAGTCATGCTTAAGTGGCTCGCCGGCTCCTACCCGAAGCTCTGGACTTTGCTGGACTGGCAGGCCGCCGAGGTATACGGGATCGACTGCACCTATTCCGCCCGTCTGCCCGATCAGCGCACCGCGCTACAGCTTGTTCAGGCGCTTCGCGGCGTTAGCAACGGCCAGACCCGCAACCGTGGTGACGACTACGAAACCACGGCTTATTGGGGCTCCAAGGAAACCCGCCTGCGCAAGCTCAAGGCGTATCTCAAGGGCCCTGAGTTTCGCCGCCAGCTCGATGACGCCATCAAGGCCGCCAGAGCCTACGGCGGTGCCAATTTCGTTCCCTCTCAAGCGTTCGCAGCCCACCGGCTGCTCGCGGTTCTCCAGAACCCCGCTCTCCAAGAGTGGGCCGAAAACCTCCTTCGTCTCGAAGCCACTGTCATGCACCGCTGGCTCGAACGCAGAAACATCCCGACGAATCTATGGGCCCTTTGCGACTACCAGGAACGGCTGGAAGAGCAGGGGAGTTGTTTTATTCAGTGGTGTTGGGAACAAGTAACTAAAGAACTGTTTGCGGCCTTTGAAGGTATCTCCATGCGAGTAATTAACGATGACAAAGTGCTGGCCGCACTTAAAGCCCGGTGGACCAAAGAAACGAAGTCCGGGAAATTGTCCGAGGCCTATGCGCTCAATTTGTTTCGCACATATCGCAGCCTGAAAGAGTACGGCTGGGAAGAAACCATGGCATCTATGAACCGTGCCAGTTTCTACAACCATGTTCGTGATATTTGCGAATGCGGACTTTCGAAGGCTGCACTTCAGAAGTTGAAGATGGACGACCAGAAGAACAACGTTGTTCCGATCCTGCGCTTCCTGCAAGTTGATTTCAGCGCTCAACGTCCTGGTTGGTACGTAGAGCCATCGGTGGAGGCTGCATGATGTTGTCTTGGGCATATCTGCGCGGCTTCCGTGACTACCGCCCGCGCCGTATTTATTGCAACCCGTACCTGCTTTGCAGCTACGACTATAACGAATATGAGCGCGGTTGGTTTCAAGCGCATAAGCGTACCGGGCTGTTTTCATGATCGTCCCAACTATCAACGTCCTGGTCGTCACTATGTGCGGACTGTTGGCAATTCACTTTCTCGGGCGCTGGGCCCGTTCATAACCGAGGTAATCAACATGCTGGTACAAATGGGCCTGTGCAAGGGCATCTCCACCAAAGAAAAGATGAATGGAACCATCATCGAGCATTACTTGGTTCTCACCGCTCCTGGTAAAGATCAGTTCGGCCAAGATGTAGAGCAATCTATTGGCCTTAAAGTCTCCAAGCGTCAACTCGATTCAGGCATCGAGAACGCTTATAAGGCGTACATCGGCAAACAAGTTGCTGTCCCGGTATATGCCAAAGCCTGGAAGTCCAAAACCGGCTCTGCTTTCGGCATGGACCTGTGGCTCTCTGATGACGGCCTGCCTGTACCAGTTCAGCGCGTACAATCGCGACCCGCTGCCGTATCTGGCGGCAACTGATTCTCATGTTTTACATCGCGTGCTCAGAACACTGGACCACTACGCCCGAAGGCGAACTTCGGTGCACTGGCACGCTAACTGAATCGGGCAATCCTGCCCTAACTGCCGACGACTACGCCGAACTTAAAGATCAAACGATCATTCTGTTCGCAGTTGTTTTCGGCTTCCTGGTGCTTAAAAAGGCACTTTTCTAGCAAGGAGCAATACCCATGAAACATATGAACACTGTTCGCAAGTTCGGTCGCCAAGTTGTTGCCGGTTCCGCTATCGCCATGGGCTTCGCTGCCTCGGCCTTCGCTGAACTTCCGGCTGAAGCCACTACCGGCATGGCTGATGCCAAAGCCGATGGTCTGGCGCTGGGCGGTCTCGTCCTCGGCGTGATCATCGCCATTGCTGCCCTCAAGTACATCCGTCGCGCTCTGTGATTTAACCGCGCGCTTCATGTGCCGAAGCATCAAACCCCGCTCCGGCGGGGTTTTCTTTTTTCTGGAGAACGATATGGACCCGCAACTTTATGTCTTCGCAATGTCCGTTCTCGCGGCTTATCTTTTGTTCTTTGGGCGGATTTGAGCATGAAGCTATTTATTCGCTTTTTTTTAACGTCGCTAATGTTTCTATCTACCGCCGCTTTTTCAGCTGAGTACTATTGGAAGTATGGAACTATCGCGACTACCTTTTCCTCAGCTCAAGATGCTTGTCTCGCTGCTTTCGCGGCAAGTACGTATCCGGCCCAGGGAATCACCTTTTCTCACGTATATATAAACCCAACAAAAGCAACTAACGCATCTTGTGCTGGCAAGCGCACCAATGGCTCCGATGCTGGCTTCATCTTCAGTGTTAATAGGTATGGTGACGGATGCCCTACAGGCACTGAATTTGATCTTGCAACTGGCGCTTGCGTCGCTCCGCCTAGTGCATGCTTATCCACCATCGGTCAGGTCGTCACCCATGAACACAAGATGAAGGAAGCGGTTGGCCAGCCGCTCATCGAACCACCGGGATCGGTCTGCGCTAATAGCTGCCAATATGCCTTCGGTTTCACACCAGCCAGCAACGTCTACGTCTACAGCAGCGGTACGCCATCGGGTGTTTTCGGCGTTTACAGCTACACCGGCAACGGCGTTGAGTGCACCGAAGATACCCGCAAGGAACCCGGCTCTCCCGGTAATCAAGAGAACCCTGACGATACCCCTGTCCCCGACCCCGACAACCAATGCCCAGCCGGCTACGTCTGGAATGGCACCTTCTGCTCCAAAGCTCCGCCTGAGCCTTGCGACCCTGAAGTAGAGGTTGGCGGTTGCGGTCCTACCGATCCTACTGACCCTACGGACCCTACGGACCCTACGGACCCGACTGACCCCGGCGATGGCACTGGTGACGGTGATGGTTCCGGTGACGGCGATGGCACTGGTGACGGTGACGGTGATGGTGATGGTACTGGTGACGGTGATGGTACTGGTGATGGTGATGGCACTGGTGACGGTGATGGTACGGATGAAGAGGAAACGCCCCCCGATGTTGTGACCGGCGAGCTTTGTTCTCAGACCCTCGCATGCAGTGGCGATGTTATCCAGTGCGCCATTCTTCGCAAGCAAAAGGAACACCAGTGCGCCTGGGACTATGAGCAAGCAAAGCCCGGTATTGAGAATGCAGTGAAGGGCGAGGGTTATCAGCTCGCTGAAAGCACCGTCAACATCGGGTCTTCATTCAATGAGGCTGCAACCGCTTCTCGCTGGCTCGGCTCTTCCTGCCCGTCGCCGAAAACCGTTTCAATTCTTGGCATAACGCACTCGCTGTCTTGGCAGCCGGTATGTGATTTCGCGTCTGCTATGTCGAACATTATTGTTGCCCTCGCGGGCATCTTCTTTGCGGTCTATGTTGGCCGTGGCCTCGGAGGTTCCTAATGCACTTCGCCGCGCTGTTCTCATTTCTTTCGACGATTGCTGCCCCTCTTGTAAAGCAAGTTCTGAAGGCGCTTGGCATTGGCATGGTGAGTTATTTCGGATTGCAATTGATGGTTGATCAGGTGAAGGGCTATGTAACTTCCAGTTTCTCCGGTTTGCCATCTGATGTTGTTGCCATTCTCGGCCTCGCCAAAGTAGACGTTGCTGTAAACATCATGCTTGCTGCGGTCATAACACGCGCTGTTGTTTCCGGCATGGACAAGGCTACTGGCTCTATAACTAAGCTCGGTTCCGTTAAGGGGTAATCCATGTTTGTTCTTCGCACTGGCCTGCAAGGCAACGGCAAAACCCTGAACACCATCAAGGAAGTTGATATCAAGGCTGCGAAGGAAAATCGTACTGTCTTCTATCACAACATCCGTGGATTCAATCCGCAGTTCGAAGGGCTTAAAGCCACTTGGGTTGCCTTCGATGATCCGCATAAATGGTTTGAGCTGCCTGAAAACGCGATGATCGTCATCGACGAAGCGCAGCAGTTCTTCCGAATTCGCAATCAAGCATCTGCTGTCCCTGCTTACGCCAGCGCGCTCGAAACAATGCGCCACCAGGGCCATGAACTGCATTGCATCACTCAGAATCCGAGCCTGATCGATCACCACTTCCGCAAACTCTGTAACAGCCACATTCACTATGTGCGAGGCGGGAAGGGCAAGGTTATCAAGCGTTGGGAGTTCGAAAAGGTCAACATGACCGTCGAGTCCTCTAAGAAGGATTTCAGCGCTGACGGTGAAGCAACCCGTGTTCTCATTGATCCGAAGTACTTTGGTGCTTATCAGTCGGTGAAGGAGGGAGCCACGCACCATATGCGGTTCAAGCCGCCTCGCGCCTTGTTCGTTCTCGTCGCTGCGCTCCTTGTCATCGGGTACCTTTTCTATGGCATCTACGAGCGCCGTCTCGCCCCTAAACCGCCTGAGCCATCTCCTGATGTTGCGTCGGCTTCTTCTTCTCCTGTGCAGCCTGTTCAGCCTTCAGGTCCCACCGTCGACGATATAGGCAAGCCGATGACCCCAGAGCAGTACGTTGACGCTCGCGTCCCGCGCTTGGCCGATGTTCCCAGCTCCGCGCCGATCTATGACGAGCTGACCCGGCCTGTGACGTATCCGAAGCTGTCGTGTGTTTCCAGCTCGAACGAGGACTTTGTTCGTCGCAATGCCGATCGCATGGTCACTGGCATCCGCAAGGGTGAAATCCATGGTTGCCGCTGCAACACCCAGCAAGGTACTCGCGCTGTCGTATCGTTCGATGCGTGCATGAGCTACGTGGCCGACGGGGCATTCGATCCCGCCAAACCTGATCGCCAGTACAGCCAGCCGGTTGTGACCGGGCCCAGCGAGGCACGAGCGGGTACGGGTGCGACTGGCGGGCGTTCAATGACCATTGTTGCCGATAGCGAATATCCGGCCAGACCGTGGCGATAG